AATAGTTTCACCACCCTGCTTACCGGAAGTATCAGCGCCAAGAACATTGGCATACTTATCCGTAGTAGAAAAACCACGATACGTCATAAGAGTGCCATTAAAAAACTTCTCGTCAATAGCCTCACGAGGAACAACAGGATAATTAGCACCAGAGGTGACAGGGATGGTTACATCAGGGCCCTTCTGGGGAGCGGGCAGCGCGGAAGTGAAGTAGTCATGGAACTTGGCGGCCTTGAAGGGCATACCGCCTTTAACAACATCGGTGATATAGTTGGTGCCATTGGAACCTGCAAGGGTAGCATCATCCACAGGGATGTTGAGGGGGTCAGAGAGATTCTCATCACGGAACCACTCATTCATGATGAGGGCGTAGGCACGGAAAGGCAGCGCGTTAACGGAAAGATTAGCAACACCGGTAGGGATACCCATGTAATCGGCAATCGAACCAATAGACCAACCGCCGGAAGGGGCAGACACCTGGGGGACGGAATACTCGGTGGTGGGAATCCAAGCGGACTGTGTATTCTCACCCATAAGCTCACGCCAATGCTGCCATACGATACGGTTGGGCACGAAATAAAAATAGGTGTCCAAATAAAGATTATCCATCATAGGAGTGAGCAGAGTTTGCAGGCGGGCAACCATAGAGGTCTTCAACTGAAAAGTATCGCCGGGAAGAACCTCATCCACATAGAAGGGGATAACGTCTCCAACGTTGAAACTGAGTTTAACACTATGGTCACGCCGAAAAGTGCTACGAGCAATGTCAAGGTTAGTAGGATTAAGAGCAAATCTTGTATTTTCATTACGAGACAAATTAATACCTCCAGTCTGTAACGGTTGTTCAAAAGAAGGGGCCCATGGGGCCCCTCGCTCTCTGTTGTTCACACGGCCAGGGCGGCCGTGTAGGCTGCTTTAATCAGATTCAGCCAATGTCAGGAATATGAAATTTAACCAGCGGGTGAGGCTGGGGCGGGGGTAGATGCATCACCTCCTTCACTGGAATGGCCCTGGGAGGACGTAGGAGGCTCACCAGCGGGATTTTGAGAGGCGGGTGGTGTAACCATACCCATAGCCTCTAACCAGCTCTCAGAGCCTGCCTGAGCGAGCCAGGCATGGAAAGATTGGCCGAACTTCTCACGGGTTTCAAGGGGTAAGCTCATGAAAGTCTGCTCGGCCTCTATCATGTGATTGAGCAGCCCGGCATAGGTCTGGGGCATCTGGCTGAAATCACCAAACATGCCTTGCACCTTTTGCAGGGCGGCAGTATCACCGGCATTGAACCTGTCCATGATTTTATGGAGGTCAACGGAATCTTTGTGGCTCTGGATGAAGGCATAGAGGTCTTCTTTGCCGCTCTCCTTGAGGGTCATAACACCGAAGCGGTCGAACTCGGGGGAATAGAGAATCTTTTCGCCGGAGCCGGGCTCAGAGCAAAAATGCTCCTGATCGCGGTGCCAAGTCTGGAACATCAGACATCCTCCTTCTGCTGCATAGAGCGAAGAACCTCCGCGCCGTCGGAAATGAGCTCATGAAGCTGCGCCGGAATGAGAACGCCCTTATCGGAATCGAACTCACCGATGCGGAAAAGCTGAAAATCGGAAGCATGGGTAAAGAGCACGCCTTTGGATTCCATGATAGCGTTAGCAAAATTGCGAGCGGCGATATAGTCGTTCTGCTCAGTGTTGAGACCGAAGAAACCGGAACGCAGGTCACGAATGGCGTAAACGTTAAGCATCATTTTTATCATCCTCCAAAAAACCAGAAAGTTCAATTAAGCGGATTTGCAACTCCAGGGCAAGGAACTCATAAAAATCAAGCTCCATATCGAGAGAGCGCCAAACTTTGGCGGCCAGCTCGTAACAGTCGGCATCGAGATTCAACCGGACACAGACGGTAGCACGTTCGTCATTCACATCCTGATACCTCCGCGATAGATTTTGGGATTCACATTGATTCGCTTGGAATTGACAGCGGTGTGGCGGAAGACTTGCCTATCCTGGGAACGCTTCATACGTCGAGCCATAATTACAACTCCCTTCTCAAATTTTTTATACGATTATGGAGCACACGCTCCTGGGTCTCGAGGATTTCTTCGTAGGTCATAGTGGACTGGGCCAGCTTGGCCTTCTTGCCTTCCTCGGCAAAGTGCTTGCGCTTGGCCTTAATCTCAGCCATAAGCTCCGGTTGTTCCAGGTCAAACAGCTTATCGAAATACTTGGGAGGGCGAATCTTGCGACCGCCATCAGGAGTAGAAATAGAGATTGTGTCATACTCCATACACTCGGGATGGTCTTCGTACCATTGGCGGCCAATACCAGGGCGGCGGGACATGTCGACATACTCGGGCTGGATGTTAAACGTCTGGTAGACATCAGCTTCTGGGCCACAAGCCTTTTTCATCACGTACCGGGCAACGTAAGCACAGGTTTCCCAGTTAACCTGACCGACCAAAACATAGCCAATAGGCTTCCGAATGCAAGGGGTGTCATACTCCCCTTTCTGTTGTACCACAGACCAACACTTTTGTAAAGCCTCAGAATAATAATATTGATATCCGACATCGCCACGCCGGATATCCTGCACAACAAGGTCATGCAAATGAAGACCAAAAACTATTGCATGGTAGTGAGGGCGGAAAGTCGTGGAGCCATACTCACCACAAGCAAAATAGCGAATGTGGTCATCGGGGAAAGCTTTGCGAAGACGCTTCCAAAACAACTGTAAATCTCTCTTACAAAGTGAAAGGGACTGCATCGCCTCTCCGGTCTCCGGATCAGCATACCAGTGACGGGGTACATGTTCTTCGTCATAGGTCAAAGTCAGGAAATAAGCGGAATCGTGATATTCGAGTTCCATCATACAGCGATTGGCCCAATCACGGGAGCGGGCTATACGGCAGCCTTCACACTTGCCGCAGGGAATCTCAACCCAGTCAAGCCAAGTCTTTTCAGCGTAAACAGAAATCTCAGGAACATCGGAAGTACAAATGCGACCTTTTCGCAATTCTAGGTGGTGGACACCATAGGGGACTATCTTCATTTCGGCCTTGCCATTCTTCGTAGTGCCAATTCTAAATCCCTTCAAGGGATGAAAACAGGCTATAAAATCACCCTCTCCGTACTCGGTTGGTCTGGTGGTGTCAGTGGGAACCAATATATCAAGATAGTATTGGTTCCCACACCCTCCACCTGACAGCCTCAGTCGTTAGCTTAATGACGACCAGTACCGCCGCGAACGTTACCCTTTGCAGAGCTACTACCGCCGCTGAAAAAATCAGCAACATTACCGAGCCAACCAGAAAGGCCGCGATCAGACTGACTACCGGTAAACAAATCACCAAGAGCGCCGGCAGCTTCCCAAAAATTTTCTGGGTAAGCAGACTTAATATCAAACTGCTGATCAAAGCCTGCCTGCTGAAGCTCACGATTAACATCAGCATTAAAGGCGGCAATCTCCTTTTGGGTCATAGACTGCACATCATAACCATACTTTTGCGCAGCGGCATGGATAGAAGCAGCAACCTTTTGAGCGGCAGCAGACTGGTCTGCGGCATACTTTGTACCAGCTAAATGAGCATCGGCGGTATACTTCTGAGCCATAGCCTGGATATTAGCAGTATTAAGCTGAGTCTGAGCTTGGAGCTCGGAGGTATACTTGGACATAGCCGTATATTTATCCGCAATGGCCTGATTAGACTGAGCAGAAACACGAGTCGATTCTAGGGAAAGAAGGGAAGAAAGCATAGAACCAAGAAGACCAGAAATAGCGGAATTAGCGCTAGTATCAACATTACCCATAGCACCGGACGGGGCACCGGAGCTAGCAGTTGCGCCAGAAGTAACAGCGGCACCGCTACCACCAGTGACAGAAAGAACGGGGTTAAGGCCAGCAGCAATTAGGTCACGCACCTCTCGTTGATGGGCGGTGGAGCTCATACGCTCCTGCCAATCTCTATTCTTTTGGGCCTCTTGAGAATTGTATTTTCTTGCAACCTCAGCCTGCTTCTCCTGCCAAGTCCTAAGCTCCTCCGCCTGCTTAGCGGAGGAGCTTGTATTCTGACCGGCAATGCCCTGGAGGGCACCTGCCCAGCTAGCCATCTTCTGGCCACTGGACATAGTAGGGTATCGAGAATTACCAACAACCTGGAGGACAGGATTGGTGACAGGCTGGATGGAACGGCTCGAATTCATAGCCATTATATCACCTCCGATTAGTGATGGTCGATAAGGCCAGGGATACTATACATAGGCATAGGCCGAGTAGCCTTACACTGGATGTAGAGGTCGGCAAACATCTGATTAGACACAGAACTTGTAACAGCAAGTACACGGTCAACATTGGTCTTATCCTCACGAATCCAAGCATCGGAGAGCTTAGGAAGCTGGGTATACTCATCGGCAAGATGCCAGACATCCAAAGAGGCCGGAGCCTTAGAACGCATCTCACCGGCAACACGGGACGGCTTGTAACGGTAATCGGCCCAGGCTTCCTGATAACCAAAAACCTCATCATCCTGGGCGGTACCCTGGGCGTAAATTTCCTTGTTCAGAATAGGCTGCTCACCGATATTGGCGAAAACCGGGAAATAGTAGTCCAGGCGGTCACGACGAGACCAGAAACGTTCGAGGCCCTGCTGATAGGTATGGTCATAGCGAGCGACCATGACGCCGATCACAAAGCCATGCTCAACAAAGGACTTAATAAAATCACCATGAACATCAGTAGTAACAGAAAAAGCGGCAGTATCGCCGAGAGGAGTGCCATCAGGCTGGGTCGCAGAATTCTGGACAACCTGATTGATATTAACAGGTATACGGTTGCCGCCAAGATACTCAGGGCGCTGAAGACGAGCGTCAGGAGAGGTAACACCGAAATGAGACTTTAGGATTTCAATATACCGAGTACCTCCTCTTGCATCCTTCTCGTAAAGCTTCTGAATCTGGAAGGCCATGCGCAACTGATTAATAGTGGCAGCGGAAACGGAACCGTCGTTGATAGCCCAAAGGTTATTCGGCATAATAGTCGTGGAACGGTCGGTAACTGAGCCAGAACGAATAGTTTCACCACCCTGCTTACCGGAAGTATCAGCGCCAAGAACATTGGCATAATTATCCGTAGTAGAAAAAC